CGGGGCGTTTCTTTTTCCCACAGGTTTCCCTGTGGGACGCTCGTCCTTTCTTTTCTTTCTTTATTGTTTAGTTTAGTATACAGCTGGCTACCGCTGCACTAACACTAGCAGCGCGAGTTGTGTCGTGGCGGGTCGCAGCTTGTGTAGCATTCTTAGTGAACCGTACGGTCCGGCGCAAAGCCTTTGCGTAATTCCATGCCCGCTCAGCTGCGCTTCGGTTCCATACTGTATCTGCGTTGGTCTCGACTATAACTATCTTTCCCATAGTTGCTCCACACAGTTTCAGTATCTGTTCAATCCACTCCAACGGATGCTGGGTGAGCAATATTCTACCAGGGGTCTGGCACAGCTGCCTCGCGGTGGGCAACGCTATATCTAGGGGCAGTCTCTTCCGCTCCCCTGGCACCAACCACCTCAGCTTAGTCGCCACGCCGGCTTTCCTGAACACTTGGTCCATGTCCACGACTGATCCGGCTCTGTTCGACGTGAGCGCGGTCGTCTTACCGGCGGCATTCCCTGCCATCACCACTGCATATTCGCTGTTCGTGTTGTCGGTGTCATAACGTGCATACTGGCGACAGTTGGTACCCAAGCACGCTGCCAACTGTGACCTGACAGCCGGGTCTTCGTGCATTGCCCAGTTAGGCAACATCGCAGGTTCCACCGTCTCAGACCAGTACTGCATCTCGTGTGGCCTGAGTGACCTGATGAATTCTCTGATCCCGCCCAACGTCTCAACCAACTCCTCATCAACACCAAACCTGCTCAACACTTCCCGTCTCGACTCAGGCATGTCCGAGGTTCCGAGCTGGGTGACCAGAGTCGTTAGTCTCTTTTCAGACAGCCTTGCAGTGCTTTTTACTGTCATTTTCAGCACATCCACGCGTCTGTTGGTCCTGGTCGGCCACACTTCGCTAGCAGCCGCTGCTAGAACCTGGAATCGATCTTTCACGAAAATGCTCGATAGAGCCTGCTTGGCACAGCTCAGCTCATATCTCCTGGCCTTCTGCTCCGGATATCGCTCGCCGAACCTTCGCCTCATGAGACTTGAATATTGTACGATGCCGTGTTGTGTGGGGTCGGCCTTGACTGCCGACAGTGGGTCCGTTAGTTTTGGCGGAGCGTCTGTTACAGTTCCCCACAATGGGCTGTAAGACCCAGAAGAACGGTAATTCCACCATTCCAGGTCCCTCCTTCCAGTACCATCAGGCACTGTTAATGTCCTGGAGAGTACTTTGCCCGCTACGAACCTTGCCACATCCAGCGGTAAGCCCCGCGTGTGCAGCTCCCAGGCATTATCGCAGGTCGAGGTTATGACACTATCGAACCACGTGAACTGCGTCTTATACCAGTTGCCGCTCATAGTCTGAGCAAGGGCTGCTGCCAGCGGTCTTGACGGACGGCCATCGCTCGTCAGAGCTCTCTGCAGATACTCATGTGTTGGCATCTCACAAGTTCCAGCCAGTTGTTTTTCCACCTTGAGGACAAACCCGGCCCTGGCGTGGTTGGACATGTAGCACGCTGCCTGCACTGATGAACCAAACGCTGCATCCTCATCATCCCCGGTCATGCACAAGCCAGCAATGGAAAACCAGGGGATATGCTCTCTCGTAGCTTTTTGGATTAGGTGTGAGTACATGGCATGTTTTATACAGTTGTCTCGAGATGTGTTTCTGTCACCGGAGAACAACCCGTTAACCACCCGCTCCTGCCCGTCACCAAAATCTACCCAAGAGTTGAGATGCGCTTCTGCTGACCACTGAGCTGCCCAGGCCTTCTGGACATACTGCTTCCGCCCCTGGGCCACCCTGCTCCATGCCACAGCCCACGCTGCATCCAGTGCGGCCAGCATGGTCGGCTCATGCTCTGTGTTGTAGTCACTGTAGTCTAGCGAAAGGAAAAACATCTTCCTTGCAGATAGCTGCTTGTGTGTGTACATCCAATTCACCACGTCCTGCGGTGCCTGCCTTGCGTAGATACCATCCTCGTTGATGCTCCTCTCCATTGCCACACTGGCAAATGCGCTTACAAAGAAGGAGTCATCGTCCTGGGCGTATAGCGCCCGATTCTTACGCCCTGGTTCATTCTTAGTGCTCTTCCTCGGCTTCTTGATGGGTTTGCGCATCATTTGAAGCCATATGTATCCTTCTGGCAGGGTCACGGCCACTGCCTTCTTGTTTGGTCTTGATTGCTTATCGGGCACCATGTCCCCTGCTTCCAGAACACTCCGTGCCGCGGACGTCTGTGATGAACTCCCACTGGAGGCCCACCCGTATCTTGAGGCCCACCACTCATCTATATCTACTAATCGCAAGTTCGAGGACATCTTCCTTGCCACACGGAGAGTAAAGCTCTTCAGGAAAGCCACTGCTTCAGCGTTCCACTTATCCCTGGATACGGTACCGTCCGGGTTGGGGTACCAATGTATGGCCGTGTCGACAGTTCTCCGGTGTCTTTCCGCATCCCAGTCTGCCTCTTCCTTGTTACGATCGCTGATGTTTGCCATCTTCCTGAGGACCAGAACATCATCTACTGACAGTTGAGGCTGCCCTTGCAGTTTGAGTGCCCTCCTTGCTGCCACCAACCTCGGACCGCATGCTTTAATGCTATCGCGCACATCGTGGTCGAACCACCCGATTGCGTCCATCCACCTTAGTATCCCTATTTCAGCTGCGGTCATCCATGCCGCATAAGCCACAAGTGTCCATGCCGGCGCTCCGACACTCGCATTCACTAGTTTCAGCCAATACCGGGAAATTTCCTCGTCACGGGTTTTTAGGAACTGCGCGGCGTCAGGCAGCCCTAAAACAGCGCTGCCATGCTTAGGGACGTCTGGTTGCGGGAAGCGTGTGTGCACATCCCACGTTACGTCATCCAGTGTGTGTACCAGCTCTGTCTTCACCGCTGCGCTCTCGGCCCAATCCGCAGCAGCAGCTTTCGCACCCATGCGCATCAGCTTGTAATCTTGCGGGGCAGATACGCAGTTGAGAAAGTATGTCCTAACGAACGCTTGTTGTGCGGAATTGCACCGGTTCATGACCCACTCAAGATTGACCCAACCTAGTCTGTCTCCAGGGACGGGAGGTCGTTCGGGTCGACAATGCTTGCAAGTGGCGATGGCTGCGAACTGGCCGGGACTGGCCCCAATGCACCCTCT